GCGGTCTTATCGTGCAGGTTTGCGCAAGTTCACCGCTGCACAATTAACCGCGCCCGATTTTGTTTTCCCAACTGCACCTGCTTTAGCCTTTGTTGATGAAGGTTAATTTACCAAATAATTTAAATAATACAGGAGCTTAAAAAATGAGCTTAAAACATCTAACCGAATATGTAGCTACTCTTGAAGGAGAAGAATACGTCACCGCGGTTTTACTTGTAGCCTTGAGCTTTAACTGTTTTGTGATTATTCCGATGTGGATTTTAGGCGTATGGTGGTTATTGTATTTGCCTTTTTTGTTGTTGGGCTTTTGGTGGTTTAGAAGATGGTTAGACCGTCAAATAGAAAAACAGCAGAAAAATAACAACCAAATCATTATGAACTAACTAAAAAACAGCGGCAAAACAGGCAAATCATACAGAAGGCGGTTATTTTCGCTATATAAAACGATAGCTTATAAGATAAGCAAAAGCCTATCCTAAGCCTTAGAGCTGCCTTAAAAACGATCCTGCAGCATGCTTTTTTTAAATGGTTTTTAATTTTGCTGATTGGTGGTTGTCTAAATTTAGATCAGCTGCTTTAAACGTCGTAGCTGGAGGATTAGCGGACGTTATCCACAAGTTTAATCATCCTCTTTTGTGTATATCTTTTTTACTAAATAATGAACTACCCAATAATTATCAATAAAATAGGTTTAGCTGGTTCAGAAGCCTTACCATTATTACTGCAGCTTATTAAACAGTATCCTGCTGATTTTAAGCGGCTGGATGAGATTTGCGATATTACGGGCGGCTGCAAAAATACCGCCGCAACTAGAGCCTACAGCAAAGAAGAGCAGCAAGCGGTGGATGTGGTCGATTGGTACAGCTTGCAGGATATCCCGCAAGAAGGCGCAATTCTAAAAGCTGCTACCTTGCAAATGCCGCGCGCGCAAGTGCCGAACAATAAGCTATTTGCAGCTAATTCTATTTTGATATCTACTTCTAGAGTAATAGGCAATTTTGCGCTAATTAGTACGCCGCACACCGCTACTACTTCTTGTTACAACCTGCAGATCAAGGATGAATATAAGCACCGCGTCGCGGTTAAATATCTGTATTACTACTTATTTAAAGTACGAGAGCAGCTGATTAATGCTTCTTACGGCTTAATTAAGCGCGTAACCACCACCGAACTGCAAGCCTTACCAATTGCCGTAGTGCCGTGGGCAATGCAGCTACTGCTAATTATGATCTTAGATGAGTTAGCAGAAAACGCCGCTTATGTTGATGCTACTTTGCCGCAAGCAATCAAACTTAACCAGCAACGCCTGCAAATGCACCGCACTAATCTTTGTGATTTCACCAAATACGCGCGGCAAAGAACAATAACTAATTAATAACAACTTTAAAAAGCTAAATGACAACTAACAATAAGATAATCAATAAAACCAATCTTACTAAAAAACTTAAACAAGAGGCGATCTATTACACGCCTAAAGAAGCATTCATCAACATTTTTAAAGATATTTGCGCGGGCGTTGATTTATCTAAAGCACGCAATATTTACGATCCAACTTGCGGTGTTGGTAATTTGTTCTATGTTGCCGATGATGTTTTACAAAAGCCTGATTTACCTAAGTTCGGGCAAGATATTAATTTAGATCAGCTGCAGATCGCTAAACATAATCATCCATCTTTGCGCTTTGCTTGCGCTGATGTTTTGCTTGAACCTGCTTATTTTGAAGATGAAGCAGATCTAAATAATCCTCTTGCTGCACAAAATAGCAAATTTGATCTAATAGTAGCTAATTATCCTTTTTCGATTGGTTGGCAACCTGACGAGCTTAAAGATGATCCGCGTTTTAGGGTTGCGCCTGCTTTAGCTCCTAAGTCAAAGGCTGATTATGCTTTTTTGCTGCACATTGTACATATGCTAGTAGCGGGCGGCGTTGCGGTAGTAATTTGTTTCCCAGGTATTTTGTACCGCGGTAATGCTGAGGCTAAAATAAGACGCTATTTAGTGGAACAAGGCTTAATCCACAAAATCTACAGCATCAAGGCGGGAACTTTTGAAGATACCACCATTAACACCGTAGCCCTATTAATCCGCAAACCAGCGCAGAAACAACAGCCGCTAATCGAAAAAATAGAATTCAAAGACGAAAACGATAACTACTTCAGCATCGCCGTAACTGATGTTTTAGCTGATACAGGCTGCACCTTATCACCTAGCAAATACAGTCCCAAAGAAGAAAAGCCCGCGCCAACAGCAGCAGAGATTATCGCGCTTAATGATCAGGTGCGCGCAAGCCTTGTTAATCGTCTAATGCAGGATCTTGAGCTGGATATATGGTTACAACTCACCTTACAAAACCGCTCTAAGGCGCAAGTATTAGCCTTCTTATTCATGATCCGCCGCAATATCCGCAACCTAGCCCGCAGCCTGCTTTAAACACAAAATATTGATTTTTTAGATATGAACTTACTAAATAGCACAGGAAAAGATTATGCAAGATTATAATTTAGCAATAACAGTAGCAAATCTACAGCGCCAGCTCAACAACCTGCTACGTAGCGGCGTGATTTGCGAACTAGTAGGCGTTGATCGCGCGCGGGTGCAAACAAGCGACAACATCACCGCGCCTTTGCCGTGGTTTACTCACCGCGCGGGTAGTAGTGCTGTAAGTTATTGGCGTCCTTCAGTTGGTGAACAGGTCTTTATCCTAAGTCCGCGCGGTGATCTTGTTTTAGGGGTGATTTTACCTGCGATTTATTCCAATCAGCAGCCTGCTAATGCAAGTGGCAACGTGCAGCAGGTAAATTATCAGGATGGGGCGACCATATCCTACAATCCCGATAATTCCACCCTCAAAGTTGCAGGCGTTAGCAAGGTGATTATTGAGGCTGCAGACGCCGTAGAAATCACCACCGCCACCGCTACAATTAACAGCGAAACAACCAACGTCAACGCAAGCAGTGCAACAGTTACCGCTGATAATATCAATCTACAAGCTACCGCCCTAACTGCCAACGCTACAGATATTAATCTTACTGCGCCACAAATCAGTCTCAACAGTCCACTGGTTAACGTTAGCGGTGTAGTAAATATGTTAGGGCTTGCTGTTGCAGGTGGTGGTGGCGCACCTGCAACTATTGCAGGCGATCTACAGATTGCGGGGAGCTTGCAAGCAAGCGGGGTCGATCTGGTAACTCACAAACATACCGACTCCGAAGGTGGCACCACATCCACACCCTTCTAACTTTTTAAAATTAAATAACTGCAGAAAATAAAAAATGAATTATTTAGATATAGATGGACAAACAGGCAAATTAATTACCGATAAAGAGGTAATCCTACAGTCAATTAAAGAAATATTATTTACACCGCTAGGTTCAAGGGTAATGCGCCGCGATTTTGGCTCGATGTTATTTGAGCTAATCGATCAGCCTAATAATGCTGCGCTAAGGCTTAGGATAATCGCCGCGGTAGTGATCGCCTTAAATCAGTTTGAGCCGCGTATCAACGTTATTAAAGTAACAATCACCGAACAAGAAGAAAAGCTCACACTGGCGGCGGTATTTGAGCTTAAAGATGGCGCAAGCAATCAAGAACTTGCCTTAATTAGTTTGAATTAAGCCAAAGGCATCCTCAAGATAAGAAGATGCCCGAATATGCTACTTGAAGCAAAACAAACCTAAAATATAGCCGTATGTAATGCCAAACCTAAATAATGCTGACCGCAGCTGATCGCTTCTTGCATGCGCCGCTTGAAGCTACACAACGCATAAATGACATCATCTACATCTGCACCTTCAAGAACATGCCAAACTTCTTTTTGCAAATCGCCGCAAGCATAAGCAATTTCCTTTTTAACATCCATAAATAAGAGGTTAAGTTCACACACTAAACTCCTCAACGTATTACCGCTGGTATCGTTTAGTAAATAATCAATATCGGACTGCTGCAAGTTGCCAATATCAAACAACCGCTCATCGTTTTTCTCACAATGCAACAAGTGCGCGGTTACCTTGTCCTCTTCTATAGACGCGGCTACAAGAACTCTAGGTCTTAACATATGACAATATTGCTCAAAATAAGCATCATCACTATTTACCGCTACCTTAACCAGCATCTCATAATATTCTCTGCTCAAATGATAACCATCTATTGCGCAGAGCTCTATTAATTCATTGATGTTGTTTCTTTTATTTGTAGATATTGCTTCTAAACTTTTCATGGTATGATTTCCTTGTATTAATTTAAAAAATTTGTAGCGATTATTAGCGTAATCGTTACGGTTACAGGGCTCTTTTATAAGAGCCTTGTTGCTAATAAAAGCTATACCAATAGCCGATGTCCTTTGGATCAAGCCTTGCTAGTTCTATTAATTGCTCTGGTGAAAACCTAGTTACCAACGATGCCGCCTTTTCCACGGTTTCCTCAATACTTGCGCCGTTTTGGTAAAAGTTAATGCATAAATGATTAATTCTTACTACTACCGCGTTTTTAACCGCAAACGCCGCGCCTGCAAATATTCTTCTTCTTCCTGCTTTTGCTAAAAGATATTGATTGCGATACGCCGCCAAAGTTAATCCTTGTTTTTTAGCTTTTCTGCGTAATTCACATTGCTTGCCTACATCCATTTAAAAACTCCTTGTATTAATTTAAAAAATTTATCTTAATTGCTTAAGATGGTTGCTATTATATAGAATTAATTTAATTAATCAATATCATTTTAAATAATTTTTTATAATTTATTTGATTAAAATATTAACCGCTTTACAAGTTGCACCGCCCACAAGCGGTTGTCCTTGTGTAATGATGAAAAAATTTAGCTATTAAAGGACACATATATGAGTGATTTTCATCATGGCGTACGCGTGATTGAGATTAATGAAGGGGCAATCCCTATCCGTACTGTTGCGACTTCAGTTATAGGAATTGTTGGCACAGCTGACGATGCTGATAATGATTTTTTCCCGCTTAACACTCCTAAATTAATAACTAGCGTCCACGAAGCAATTGGTAAAGCAGGCAAACAAGGAACGCTGGCGCAAGTTTTAAATGCAATTGCCAGCCAATGCACGCCGCTAATTGTTGCGGTAAGAGTACCAAGCTCTACAGATGAAGATGAACAAACCGCGCTAACTTGTGGCACTGTTACAGCAGAAGGTAAATACACAGGCATCAAGGCTCTGCGCACTGCTGAAACTAGTGTCAACGTTAAGCCACGAATTTTAATTGCGCCACTTTTGGATAATCAAACCGTAGCTAATGAATTAATAACTACAGCTAAAGATTTACGGGCATTTTGTTATTTGTCAGCTTATGGTTGCGAAACCAAAGAACAGGCAGTCAGTTATCGTGGTAATTTTGCCGCGCGTGAAGCGATGATTATCTACCCTGATTTTGTGGGATTTAATCAAGCCTTAGGAAAAAGTAGCGTACTACCGACCACTGCTTATGCTGCAGGATTGCGCGCCGCAACTGATCAGCTTATCGGTTGGCATAAAACTATCTCCAACATCCCGATAAGTGGCGTGGAAGGCATCAGTAAAGATATTTATTGGGCTTTACAAAATCCTAATACCGACGCGGGATATCTAAACAGTAACGAGGTCACAACCTTAATCCGCAGCAGTGGTTTTAGATTTTGGGGCAACAGAACCTGTGATACCAGTGGCTTTTTTCATTTTGAAAACTACACCAGAACGGCGCAAATCTTAGCCGATACCATTGCCGAAGGATCTTTTGCTTTTATTGATCAGCCGATTACTAAAGGACTAATTCAAAATATCCTCGAAAGTATTAACAATAAATTTAGAGAGCTAACCTCCTCAGGATATATTGCAGGAGCGCGGGCGTGGGTTGATGCTGCTGTAAATACCCCCGATATCATAAAAGCAGGCAAATTGTGGATTGAATATGATTTTACGCCGCTTGCTATGCTCGAAAATTTGATTTATCAACAAAGAATTGTTGATCGTTATTTAGTTGATATGGTTAGTAACAAATAAAACAATTAAATTCATACTAAATAATAAAATACTTTAAAATAAAGTTAAAACAAATAAAATCATAAAGGATAATTAAAATGTCGTTACCAAAACAACTAAGAGCTTTTAATCTTTTTGTTGATGGCAATTCTTTTGTCGGTGAAGTGCAATCTATCACCTTGCCAAAGCTTAGTCGTAAATTTGAAACTTTTCGCGCGGGCGGGATGCCTGTTGCCGTTAATTTAGATATGGGCTTTGACGATAGCGCGCTCGACTTAGAATTTACCATCGCAGGCATTGCCCCCGATATTACCGCGCTAATTGGCAAAGGGTTAAATGCTAGCGGTCTACGCTTTGCGGGATCTTTTCAGCAAGACGATACAGGGCAAGCACATAAAGTCGATATCAATGTAAGGGGCAGAATTAAAGAAGCCGACACAGGCGAATTTAAAGCAGGTGAGCTAGTTACTTCTAAATACAGCATGCACTGCGCCTATTTTCGCTATGAAGTAAATGACGAACTTTATTACGAGATCGATGCATTAAATGGCATCTGCAACATTAAAGGCGTTGATATTGAGGCAGTACATCGGCAAAACATCGGCTTATAAACATCAAACAATAAAATAAAAGGAATTAATTATGGCTAAGCAAAAACAAGAAAATGTAATAAATCAAACAGCTGCAGAAGAGGCAAAAGAAACAAAGGAAACAAAAAGAGCGCGCGGGCGTGGTGAGATCACTGTGATATTAGACGATCCGCTACCTTCAGGAATCAGCAAAGTCACCATTTTCGAACCGCGCGGTGGTGATTTGCGCGGCGTTAAAGTTTCGCAAATGGATGACGATATTGAGCAATTTGCCATCGTAGTGCCACGCATCACTTCACCTGTAATAAGCGCGCAAGAATATTTATCGTTATATTGGAACGATATCAGAAACATTAATCAGGCAATTGTTGAGCTGATGCTAAAAAACTAACGGCGCGCGGTTTGCCTGCCAAAATTGAAGAACTACAAGCAGATATAGCTTTTATTTTTAGTTTTTCATTAACCGAACTTAATCAATTATATTTAGATGAGTTAATAGAATGGCACGACCGCGCGATGAGCAGAGCAAAGCTTAAAATGAGCTTTTAAATTAATTCTATTTTTAATAATTTATTTAATTTAATAAATTAAAATCATTTAAGTAGAATAAAAATAAATAAAATAGCTGTTTTAATGTAGGATCAAAAAATAATGGCAACGCTTGAAGCTAGAATCTTAATGACGGGGCAAGATAGAGCCAGCGGCAAAATCAGAGCCGTCAGTGCCGAAGCCAAAAAGCTTGCCGCCTCCATTCAAGAAACCAAAAAATCCCACAAAAGTTACGAAGATCAATTAAAAAAGATTAATGCTTTTACTGGTCTACGTCGTGAAATTAAAGCGTTAAGCCTGAGCTATAACCAGTCCAAAGCTAACCTTGGTCTATTACAGAAAAAACTAAGCGAAACCGAAAAGCCAACTAAAAAACTCACTAATGAGGTCAAAAGAGCTACCGCAGCACATCAAAAATTAAAAGAAAAGTTCAAAAAAACAGGGCTTGCTCTTAAAGAGAGTCGCGGCGAACTAACAGCTGCAGGGCTTAGTATTAGCTCTCTTAAAAATCATCAGCAACAACTAAGCGCAGCGATTAGTACTGCTAACGCCAAAATCACCGAACAAACCGCCAAAATCAACAAGCTAAACGATGCCACCCGAGCCGACAACATGCGCAAAGCATCATGGCAAAAAGCAGGAAGTCTAGCTACGCGCGCCGCTGCAGGTGGGACGATTGCTGCCTATTCTGGAATGCGGGTTTTAGGTGGCATGGGTCGCATGATGCAAACGGGCATGAATTTTGATAAATCAATAAGTGAATTAGCTGCGGTAGTAAGACTTGATAAAAATAGCGACCAAATTCAAGGATTAAAACGGCAAGCAATGACTCTAGCTGAAGGATCAAGATTTACCGCTACCGATGTCGCACAAGGTCAATACTTTTTGGGGATGGCAGGCTACAGAGCCGACCAAATCGAAGGAGCGATGCCAGGTATGCTCAACCTTGCGGCGGCAGGCAAAATGGATCTAGCTAGAACCGCTGATATTGCTTCTAATATCCAAACGGCAATGAGAATTCCTGCTGAAGAGATGAACCGTGTTGCTGATGTTATGGCGGCGATGTTTACGCGTAATAATGTCAGCATCTCCGACTTAGGTGAAGCAATGAAGTACACCGCAGGTATTGCCGCATCTTATGGGCAAAGTCTTGAGACCACGGTTTCTGCTACTGCTTTATTAGGTAACGTAGGGATACAAGGCTCACAAGCTGGAACATCACTAAGACAAATCCTGATGCGGATCGGTGGCAGTAAAGCTGTTAAAGATCTTGGCGTAAATACCGCTGATGAAAATGGTAATTTGCGCGATATCGTTGAAATTTTTGAAGATATTGCAACAGCTACTAAAGATATGGGTAATGTCGAAAAAAGCAAGATTTTTAATAAAATTGCAGGACAAATTGGCGTAACTGCCTTTGACAAAATCATTGCAGCAGCTGAGAGCGGCGAATGGAAAACCTTACGTAACGGTGATTATGCTGGTGAAGCGGCGCGTATTGCTGCTGGAAACATGAATAACCTAGCAGGCGACTTAGAAACTCTAAAATCATCGTGGCAATCAGCTGAGATTGTGTTATTTGAGGCTAATAATGATAATTTAAGAGGCTACGCCCAAAGCCTGACCAACTGCGTCCTTACAGTTAAAACATTTTTAGAAGAACACAAAGAATTAGCCCAGGTCTTGTTTCAAGGTGTAGGCTGGCTTGCCACCACGACGGTCGCAGTTGGCGGCTTAGTTGGGGCAGTTGGGGCGGTACTTGCACCGCTTATCGGTATTAAACTGATGATGTGGCAAGTAGGATCTGCTATGAGTGTACTTAGCAAAGGAGTAACTGTTGCAACTATTGCTTGGAGAGGTTTCAATCTTGCTATTAAATCTAATCCTATAATGATGCTAACGCTTGCACTGACAGCTTTAGGCTTTGCTATTTATAAAAATTGGGACGAGATAGCTAAATTTTTTAATCCTATTATTGATTCTATGTGGAATGGAATTAAATGGCTGGGTAATGAGTTTGTTACATTTGGTGGACACTTGAGCGGTGCAGGTGAATCAATTAAAGGCATGTTTAAAGCCGCTTATGATGAAGTAGCCTTAATGTGTAGAAATATCAAAGATTTATGGGATAACAGCATTTTTGGTAAAGCAAGCAGAGAAATCTCTACCTTTGGCAGTAAGGTTAAAGATAAGTGGAACGAGGTTTTTTCTAAAACTGAACAAGAAGCAAAAATAAATGTTAATCAGCAAGCTGAACAAGATTCGCAGGTAAAAATGGATGTTAATCATCTAGGCGAAGAATCCTACAAAACGATAAAAGATATCCCGCCAAATAGTAACAGCACCAATATTAATAATGCTGCGCCTGTAGTTAATATTAATATCACAGGAGCGCAGACGGCAAAACCTGCTGAGATAGCGCATATTATTGGTGAGCGGGTGGCTGGAGTGTTGCAATCAAGACCTGCCGCTAGTTTGCGCGATCATTAAGAATTAAGGAAAAATAAATGCTAATGATTTATGGGATGTTTGTTTTTGAACTTAAGACTCTACCTGTGCAAAGTATCAGCGAAAGCGTTGAATATCGCTTTGCTAAAAATCAGCGGTTTTTGGAGCGTAGCAGTTTGCAATTTACAGGTGTGGAACAAGAGAGCATCACTTTGACAGGAATTTTATACCCTGAGATTACGGGCGGGCGCGTTTCGTTAGAGCTATTTAGAAGACAAGCCGACCTTGGCGTTGCTTTGCCTTTGATTAATGGTAGCGGCTTATTATTAGGGTTTTATGTCACCGAATCCATTCAAAGTGAAAAAAGTGAACTATTTGCAGATGGCGCGCCGCGTAAAATTACCTTTACTTTTTCCTTAAAAAAAACTGACCCACCACCATTTTTGCCCCAACAAAAGCTGCTGAAAATGCTTTAATTTTGTCTTTTTTTAGTAAAGGATGATAGTTATGAAGCTCTTCGATGACACTTTTAAAGAAAAACAGCAGCAAGCACAAGCTGAATATGAAACCAAAAAGGCAGTAGCTGAACAAGCTAAAATCGACGCCAAAGACGCCGCTGCTTACGCTGCGCAGATGGCTAAAGAAGCACGACAAGCTAAAAAAGAAGACCGCGAAGCTGCTAAAGCTGCAGCGCAAATCGCTAAAGAACAAGCTGTCGAAGCTGCTAAAGCCGCCCAAACCGCTGAGGTAGAAGCTGCTAAAAGCAAACCAGCTAATCCGATTGTAGTTAAGATCGTTATTGCTATTGCTATTATTACAATATTGACAATGATTTTTGGCGAGATGAATTCCGAACCAGAAGAAAAAATCGATCCTGCAGTAATTGCGCAAGAAGAGGCAGAAAAAGACCTCAGGTGGCAACAGCACAAATTAACCAAACACACTTCAGGTGATGGTATTACTAGAGGTGAGATTTGGATTAGTATCGACAAATTCCAAACCGCCAGCTACCGCGCGCGGGTGTTAGATTATGTCAAAGTCACACAATCACATCCGAACGGCATGGACTTTGTGCGGGTGTTTTTAGTGCCTAATGCTAAATTTATCGGCTCAGGATATGTATTTGGTATCGCTACTTATTGCTGGCCTTCTAAATGTCGCGATATGAATCTTAAGCCTGATTATTATGATACTAAAGTAAGCGATCAAGTTTTGACACCACAACAATTAAAAATCGCTGAAGAGATGGTCTTTTTTCTAGATCAAAACAACAAATGGCCTAAAGAAGTCTTAGACAAAGACGGTTTTCCTAATCACGACAAAGTAATTACATATGTGGCTAAAAAGCTCAAAATAACAGAGCAAGAACTAAACGATAATTATATTTTTCCAGCTCTCAATTTATGGACAGGCAAACGCCGCTATTAAATAATCATGACGTCTAAACTAACAAACGCAGCTAATGCTCTAACTGAAAAAATAACCCAAACAGCCAACGAAGCCGCAGAACTAGCAGATAAATGGCTAACCACTAATAATAGTCAAAAGGAATTATTTTTTAGCATCAGTTTAGGCGGTAAAAATCTCACTACCACAATTGCACCACAGTTAATTAGTTTAGATATTACTGATAATCTAGCCTTTGAAGCCGACAGCCTCTCCATCACTCTTAACGATGATAACTTTGAGCTACCTAAAAGAGGCGTACAGCTCGATATTAAATTAGGTTTTAAACGCGACCAAGCTAATCTATACGAAGCAAGTTTTATCGTTGATGAATTAAGCGTTACAGGTCCACCTAATACTATCGAGATTAACGCCTCGTCTGCTAACTTACGCACCAAACTAAACATCCGCAAATCAGATAGCTTTAGTAAAGTCACCTTAGGCGAATTAGTTACGAAAATAGCAGCACATCACGAGCTAAAATATACCATTAGTCCTGATTTAGCTGCTGAGTACATCGAGCATATAGATCAGAACGAAGAATCAGATGCCTCTTTTTTGATTAGAATATTAGAAGACTTTGGCGGCAAACTTGCCATCAAAAATAACAAAATGCTGATTTTTAAAGATGGTGCGCCGCTAACAATTGACGGTAAACAACAACCGCCTGTAATCATTAATCGCAGTAGTTGTTATAACTTCAGCTTTAGCATCTTTGACCGTGGTAATTACACAGGCTGTCGGGCTAATTTTCTTAACTATCGGGACGGCAAAAAAAATCACGATCCCGAAAATAACTACGTCCTGATCGGTACTGATGAAAACGTTAAAAGCTTAGGACATACCTACAAAAATATTGATAACGCCACTAAAGCTGCTAAATATCATCTTGCCAAACTGCAACGCGCCGCCTGCTCTTTTAGTATTAAATTGCATGAAGGAGCTCCGCAACTATTACCTGGCATGTTAGTTAAAGTTACAGGGTTTAAAGCGGCAATTGACGGTGAACAATGGCAAATCGTGCGCGTCAATCACAGCTTGAGCAAAAATAGTGGCTTTATTAGTAGTTTAGAACTAGAAAAGCATTTAATTTAATTGTTTGGATTGTTTTTGTTTAATTAATTATATTGCTGCTGAATACGCTGCTGCGCCACTTCATAATAAGCATTATTTTTCTCACATCCTAAAAAGCTAAAACCTTCAGCTTGTGCTGCTACCAAAGTCGTCCCAGAACCTGCAAAAGGATCAACAATTACACCACCAGCTTCACAAATTTGCACTAATTTACGCATCAAATCGGTAGGTTTGCCTGTCATGTGAAACTTATCAGATTGCTTAACAGGAAAACGCATTACACCCGGCAATACAGGCGCATCTCGTTTAGTTGGTAATTTGCCTTTTGATGCCCAAACTATATATTCAGCTTGATGCCTAAACCTGCCCAATTGCGGTCGCGTAGCTTCAGTTTTATCCCACACCACAACACCGCGCCAAATAAAACCGCTCATCTGCAGGGCATCAGTAGTTAAAGGTAATTGCCGCCAATCACTAAACACACAAATAATAGAGCCATCTTTAAGAATGCGATAAGCCTCCTCCAACCATAACAACGACCAATGTAAATGACTACGCTGGTCTTTATTATCTCCTTGAAAATCCAGCCACTGCTTAGCTTGTCCATTGGTTACATATTTAGCAGATGGTAATTGCTGTCTTTGTGAGGTGGTGAGTCCACCAGAAGCATAAGGTGGATCGGTAATTACAGCGTCGCTACTACTGTCAGACAAAGTCTTAAGCCATTGCAAAGCATCACCTAAATATAATTGATTGAGCTGAGAATTAGCATTGATATTAGAAGACATAATTAATCCTAAAAAGTTACTACCTATTTATTAACGCTCCACCAAGTGCTGCCTTGCAACAGGTACAAATTGTCAAAATGTATAAGTTTTAATCTATTTTCTTTTCTTCAATTCAATTATAAAAAATTATTTAAAATGATATTGATTAATTAAATTAATTCTATATAATAGAAACCATCTTAAGCAATTAAGATAAATTTTTTAAATTAATGCAAGGAGCTTCAAAATGAATAAAAAATTAATTAATATCCAAACATGCACCTCTAACAAACAAAATGGAGGCGTATAATTAAATTTAAAATAATTTAAGTAATTAATTTAAATAATTAATTTTAACTAAGATCAAGAGGATTTATTATGTATGTAATCGCAGTTCTTAATCAAAAGGGCGGTTCAGGTAAAACTACCCTAGCCACACATTTAGCTAGATACCTACAGCAAGACGGCGCAGATGTAATTTTAGTTGATACCGATTTACAAGGCAGCGCGCGCGATTGGGCGGCTGCAGATGCTAATAATCCTGTGCCTACCATCGCTATCTATACACCAACCGTTGAGCGCGACCTGCACAAAATAGCCACTAAAGATTACGCTATTATTGATGGCTCTTGTCGTTCGCATGAAATTATGGGGTCAGCAATTCGCGCGGCAGATTTAATCTTGATCCCTGTGCAGCCTTCTCCTTATGACGTATGGAGTGCGGCAGACTTTGCTGAGCTAATTAGAACACGACAAAGTGCTACAGGTGGCAAACCTAAAGCTGCCATCGTTATCAGTCGCGTAATAACTGGTACTAAAATCGGTGCAGACGTAAATAATGCTCTGCAATCATTACAATTGCCTGTATTAACCTCAACTATCGCCCAGCGCGTCAAATATCCAGAGTCAGCAAGCACTGGCAAGACTGTTTTAGATATTGATACTGATGGTGTTGCCGCGCTTGAGATTAAACAGCTAGGCAAAGAGATTAAAGAATTTATTCAACTATAAATAAAAAATAATTGTTTATTTATAGTTGTTTAAATTGATTTAATATAATATATTAATAAAGTTAATTAATTCAAGGAGTTTAAAAAATGACTGATAATTCTGTTATTCCAGCAAAGCCAACAGGCAGCAGTACCGCTACTGCTTTTGCTGATTTTTCGCATGAAAAATTAATCCACGTAGGCATTAAATTAAAACAAAGTAGACATCACAAGGTTCGTGTGTTAGCAGCTGCCAAAAATGTGACCATTGCTAAATTTATCGAAGATGTGATTGATGAGTTAACCAGTGAAGAGTCAATATCTAAACTTAATATATCCGAATTGATGAGCCGCAAATAAGCTCTAACCCACGAAAGGCTTCAATGTTTTTCGTGGTATATTGACGATTTGTTGAACTTGTAAGCGTCAAAAGTATGTCAATGAATAAAATTTTACCCC